ATGTCTAAGAAACCAGGAGGGCCCGGAGGGATCCGGGCAATCAATATGCTGAAACGCGGTCTACCCCGCGTATACCCCCTAGTGGGGGTGAAGAGGGTAGTGATGAGCTTGCTAGACGGAAGGGGACCAGTGCGATTCGTGCTGGCCTTGCTGACGTTCTTCAAGTTCACGGCTCTAGCCCCGACTAGAGCCTTGTTGAAACGCTGGAAAGCAGTTGACAAGAAAACGGCAATGAAACACCTGGCAAGCTTCAAGAAAGAACTAGGAGTGATGGTGAACGCGGTCAACCGTCGGGGAACAAAAAAGAAGAAGAGAGGAGGTGTGACCACAATCTGGATGATGCTGCCCATGCTAATGGCAGTGACAGCAGTCAAGCTGTCAAATTTCCAAGGGAAAATAATGATGGCCATCAACGCAACAGATGTAGCTGATGTCATTGTCATCCCGACACCACAAGGGAAAAACCAATGTGTGGTGAGAGCTTTGGATGTCGGATACATGTGCGAAGACACCATCACATACGAGTGCCCAGTCCTAGAGAGAGGAAACGATCCCGAGGACATCGATTGCTGGTGTGACAAACAGGCTGTCTATGTGCACTATGGAAAGTGTTCAAGAGGAAGACACTCACGGAGAAGTCGGCGCTCGCTGACCGTGCAAACGCATGGCGAGAGTACACTAGCCAACAAGAAAGGAGCATGGATGGACTCAACCAAAGCAACCAGATATTTGGTAAAGACGGAAACATGGATCCTGCGGAATCCTGGATACGCCTTGGTGGCTGTTGTCTTGGGATGGATGCTAGGGAGCAACAAAGGACAGAAGATCATCTTTGTGATCCTCTTACTACTCGTGGCACCTGCATACAGCTTCAACTGTTTAGGCATGTCGAACAGAGACTTCATTGAAGGAGTCTCCGGAGCAACTTGGGTTGACATCGTCTTAGAGGGAGACAGCTGCGTCACAATGATGGCAAAAGACAAACCAACTCTTGACGTTAGGATGATGAACATGGAAGCCACGAACCTCGCGGAAGTGAGAAAGTACTGCTACCAGGCAACAGCGAGTGACGTGTCAGTTGTGGCGCGTTGCCCCACAATGGGAGAAGCCCACAACGACAAGAGAGTTGATGATGCTTACGTATGCAAGTCAGGAGTTGTGGATAGAGGCTGGGGCAATGGATGCGGCTTGTTCGGAAAAGGAAGTATTGACACTTGTGTCAAGTTCACCTGCAGCCACAAAGCTCATGGAAGAACAGTGCTGAAGGAAAACATCAAATATGAAGTGGCAGTGTTTGTCCATGGATCAACAAGCGTGGAGAGCCATGGCAATTACTCAGCTCAGGTAGGAGCCCAGCAAGCCAGCCGCTTCACTGTGTCCCCCAGCGCTCCATCTTTGACTGTGAAGTTGGGAGACTATGGAGAGGTCACGGTTGATTGTGAGCCACGCTCTGGAATCGACACGGATGCCTACTACGTGTTCACTCTGAACTCCAAGAGTTTTTTGGTGCACCGCGAATGGTTCAATGATCTGAACCTACCCTGGACAAGCTCAGCAACAGAATCATGGCGAAACAGAGAAACACTCTTGGAATTTGAGGAACCACATGCTACAAAACAATCAGTTGTGGCGTTGGGGTCTCAGGAGGGGGCTTTGCATCAAGCATTGGCTGGAGCAATCCCAGTGGAGTACACGAGCAACACATTGAAACTCACCTCAGGCCATCTAAAATGCCGGGTAAAACTGGACAAGCTAACTTTGAAAGGGACAACATATGGCATGTGCGCCAATGCTTTCCAATTTTCAAAGAATCCTGCCGACACAGGACACGGAACCGTGGTGGTAGAGCTCCAATACACTGGGAATGACGGACCATGCAAGGTTCCGATCTCGTCGACGGCCTCATTGAACGATCTAACACCAGTAGGGCGATTAGTGACAGTGAACCCTTTTGTGTCAGCAACAACGGCCAATTCCAAAGTCATAATTGAGCTAGAACCACCTTTTGGTGACTCGTACATCGTGGTTGGTAGAGGTGAAAAGCAAATCAACTACCACTGGCACAAGGAAGGAAGTAGCTTAGGGAAAGCTTTTACGGCAACAGTGAAAGGAGCCCAAAGACTCGCAGCTTTGGGTGACACGGCTTGGGATTTTGGATCAATCGGAGGAGTGTTCACATCTCTGGGGAAAGCTGTGCACCAAGTCTTTGGAGGTGCATTCAGATCACTCTTTGGCGGGATGTCATGGATCACGCAAGGCCTACTGGGAGCTCTGCTGCTATGGATGGGGATCAACGCCCGAGATAAATCCATAGCACTGACGTTCCTGGCTGTTGGAGGGGTATTGATCTTTCTAGCCACGAATGTGCATGCTGACACAGGCTGTGCAATTGACATATCACGGCAGGAACTGAGGTGTGGGAGTGGGATATTCATCCACAACGACGTTGAGGCATGGATGGACAAGTACAAATATCAGCCAGAGACACCACAAGGATTGGCAAAAATCATTCAGAAAGCTCACCAAGATGGTGTGTGTGGAATCCGATCAGTGACCCGGCTGGAACATGAAATGTGGGGATCTATCAGGGATGAGCTAAACACCTTGTTCAACGAGAATGGGGTTGACCTGAGCTTGGTTGTGGAAAATCAAAAAGGGATGTACCGCTCTGCCCCACGGAGATTGAAAATGACGACTGAGAAGCTTGAAATAGGGTGGAAAGCCTGGGGCAAGAGCATCATCTTCGCGGCTCCCATGGCCAATGCAACCTTTGTCGTGGATGGCCCTGAAACGAAGGAATGCCCCAATGAACATCGAGCATGGAACAGCCTGATGATTGAGGACTTTGGATTCGGACTAACATCAACCAGAATGTGGCTGAAAGTGAGGGAAAGCAACACCACAGAGTGCGACTCAGCCATAATTGGGACTGCCATCAAAGGGGAACGGGCCGTGCACAGTGATCTGTCATACTGGATTGAAAGTGGATTGAATGAGACGTGGAAGCTCGAAAGGGCTGTCCTCGGTGAGGTGAAATCATGCACGTGGCCAGAGTCACACACGCTGTGGAGTGACGGAGTCATTGAGAGCGAACTTATCATCCCAGTGACACTGGCAGGACCACGGAGCCACCACAACAAGAGGCCAGGATACAAAGTGCAAAACCAAGGCCCCTGGGATGAAGGTAAGGTGGTCATTGACTTCGATTACTGTCAAGGAACCACAGTGACAGTGACTGACAATTGTGGACATCGAGGAGCCTCAACAAGGACAACAACAGACAGTGGAAAACTTATAACTGACTGGTGCTGTAGGAGTTGTACCCTCCCTCCACTACGATTCACCACAGAGTCTGGATGCTGGTACGGGATGGAAATCAGGCCTAAGAACCATGATGAGAAAACACTGGTGCAGTCCAAAGTGATGGCGTACAATTCAGACATGATCGACCCTTTTCAGCTGGGCCTCCTGGTGGTTTTTCTAGCCACTCAGGAGGTGATGCGCAAACGGTGGACCATGAAAGTGACCCTTCCAGCGATAGTAGCTGCCCTAATGGTGCTAATGTTTGGGGGCATCACTTATACTGACCTGGTCAGGTATGTGATTTTGGTGGGAGCCGCTTTTGCTGAGGCGAACAACGGAGGCGATGTCGTCCACTTGGCACTGATGGCAACGTTCAAGATACAGCCATGCTTTCTGATTGCGAGTTTCATGCGAGCTAAATGGACGAACCAAGAGAACCTGCTGTTGATGTTGTCGGCCGCTTTCTTTCAAATGGCTGCGACTGATTTACGCGTTGACATACCAGACATTCTCAATTCCTTGGCCGTGGCGTGGATGGTGCTGAGAGCAATTACGGAGACCAACACGTCTTCTGTGACAATCCCTCTCCTCGCCTTGTTAACACCAGGATTGAGGATTCTACACTTGGACGTCTATAGGATTCTGCTCCTTATGTTGGGAGTGGCTAGCCTGCTGGGAGAGCGCAGGGCAGCTGCTGCAAAGAAGAAAGGAGCCCCCCTGCTCTGCATAGCACTCGCTTCAACTGGGTTCTTCAACCCCCTAGTGCTGATGGCGGGACTGCTGGTATGCAACCCAAATGGAAAGCGTGGATGGCCAGCCACTGAAGTGTTGACAGCTGTGGGGCTGATGTTTGCCATAGCTGGCAGTCTGGTTGAGATGGATCTAGACTCATTGGCAATCCCACTGACTATAGCTGGACTGATGGGAGTCACTTACGTGTTGTCTGGAAGGTCCACTGACATGTGGATCGAAAGAGTGGCTGACATCACTTGGGAAAACGACGCCGAGATAACAGGCACCAGCGAAAGGTTGGATGTGAGACTTGATGACGATGGGAACTTTCAGCTCATGAATGACCCTGGAGCGCCCTGGAAGATCTGGATGACGCGAATGGTGTGCCTGGCTGCTGCAGCATTGTCACCATACGCTATCATTCCAGCCGGAATCGGATATTGGATCACCATGAAGTACACAAAAAGAGGAGGCGTGTTGTGGGACACACCGGCGCCGAGAGAATACAAGAAGGGCGACACAACTACTGGAGTGTACAGGATCATGACCCATGGAATACTCGGAAAGTACCAAGCTGGCGTAGGAGTGATGTACGAAGGGGTCTTTCACACACTCTGGCACACAACACGCGGGGCTGCTCTGATGAGTGGAGACGGAAGATTGGATCCATATTGGGGCAGTGTGAAGGAAGATCGCCTGACCTACGGCGGCCCGTGGAAACTTGAAAGAAAGTGGAATGGAGAAGAAGACGTGCAAATGATCGTCGTCGAACCCGGAAAGCCAGTAAAAAATGTCCAGACAAGACCCGGAGTTTTCAAAACCCCTCATGGGGAAATTGGGGCTGTCACCTTGGATTACCAGACTGGAACTTCAGGATCCCCCATTGTCGACAAGAATGGAGACATCATTGGGTTGTATGGAAACGGAGTGATCATGGCAAACGGATCATATGTGAGTGCCATAGTGCAAGGTGAACGGATGGAAGAGCCAATACCGGAAGCCTACGATTCTGACATGCTGAGGAAGAGACAGCTTACAGTGCTTGACCTTCACCCTGGAGCGGGAAAGACCCGGAAAATCCTGCCAAAGATCATCAAGGATGCCATAGATCGGAGGCTCCGAACGGCAATCCTGGCCCCAACCCGAGTAGTCGCTGCAGAGATGGCAGAAGCTCTTCGTGGCCTGCCTATTCGTTATCTGACTTCTGCGGTGAACAGAGAGCACACCGGAAATGAGATTGTGGATGTGATGTGCCACGCCACGCTAACACACAGACTCATGTCGCCTCATAGGGTTCCCAACTACAACTTGTTCGTCATGGATGAAGCGCACTTCACGGACCCGGCTAGCATCGCTGCGCGGGGATACATCGCCACAAAAGTGGAATTAGGGGAAGCCGCTGCCATATTCATGACAGCCACACCGCCGGGGACGGCTGACCCCTTTCCTGAATCTAACACTCCGATCATTGACGTGCAAAATGAAGTCCCAGATCGAGCTTGGAATTCTGGCTTCGACTGGATCACAGAGCATGTGGGTAAGACAGTTTGGTTCGTGCCCAGTGTGAAGATTGGAAATGAAATAGCACAGTGTTTACAACGGGCTGGGAAGAGGGTCATCCAGTTGAATCGAAAATCCTACGACACGGAGTATCCAAAATGTAAAAACGGAGAGTGGGACTTCGTCGTGACCACGGATATTTCGGAAATGGGAGCCAACTTCGGAGCGAACAGGGTCATAGACAGCCGCAAATCGGTAAAACCCACCATACTGGAGGAAGGAGAAGGGAGAGTCATCCTCAGCGGACCAGCAGCAATAACAGCTGCAAGCGCTGCCCAAAGGAGAGGAAGAATCGGAAGAAACCCAACCCAAGTTGGAGATGAATACCATTATGGAGGACACACCAACGAGGACGACTCCAATCTAGCCCATTGGACGGAAGCCCGCATCATGCTTGACAACATCAACCTACCCAATGGCCTGGTTGCGCAGTTATATCAACCTGAGCGCGAGAAGATTCACGCTATGGATGGAGAACACAGACTCCGCGGGGAAGAGAGAAAACACTTTTTGGAACTTCTACGCACGGGAGACCTGCCTGTATGGCTCGCCTATAAGGTGGCCTCCAATGGCATCACATACACGGACAGAAAATGGTGTTTCGACGGACCGAAGTCTAACACCATCTTGGAAGACAACAACGAAGTCGAGGTCGTGACAAAATTTGGAGAAAGGAAAATATTGAGACCAAGATGGCTAGACGCAAGAGTGTATTCTGACCATCAAGCCCTCAAAAGTTTCAAGGACTTTGCAGCGGGGAAGCGATCAAGCATTGGATTTCTCGAGGTCTTGGGGAGAATGCCTGAGCATTTTGTCGGGAAGACCTGGGATGCCCTGGATACCATGTATCTGGTAGCTACAGCGGAAAAGGGGGGAAGAGCCCATCGAGCGGCCCTAGAAGAACTTCCAGATGCACTGCAGACAATAACGTTGATCACCATGCTGACTGTTATGTCGTTGGGTTTCTTTCTGATGTTGATGCAAAGAAAAGGGCTTGGAAAGATGGGGCTGGGCGCAATGGTATTGGCAGCTGCCACGGGATTTCTCTGGATGGCCGACGTCTCAGGCACAAAGATAGCAGGAGTGCTACTCCTAGCTCTGTTGATGATGGTTGTCTTAATTCCAGAGCCTGAGAAGCAACGCTCCCAGACTGACAATCAGTTGGCGGTCTTCCTGGTGTGTGTCCTTCTCGTTGTGGGTGTGGTGTCTGCCAATGAGTTTGGAATGTTGGAAAAGACGAAAGCAGACTTGGCTGGACTTTTCGGTCACAAAAAAGTGATCGACCTGCACTCCACCATACCTGAGAGTTGGTATCTTGATCTGAAGCCCGCCACAGCTTGGGCATTGTACGCGGGAAGCACAACGATACTCACTCCTCTATTCAAACACCTCATCACAACAGATTACATAAATACCTCGTTGGCATCAATCAACTCGCAGGCTGGAAGTCTGTTTTCACTGCAGAAGGGAATTCCATTCACAAGCATTGATCTATCAGTTCTTTTCCTCATCCTTGGATGCTGGGGCCAGGTGACGCTGACAGCGGCTCTAGCAGCAGTTGTTTTGGCCACAGCCCATTACGGATACATGCTTCCGGGATGGCAAGCAGAAGCGATGAGAGCAGCCCAGCGGAGAACTGCTGCCGGAATCATGAAAAACGCGGTGGTTGATGGAATGGTAGCAACAGACGTTCCAGAGCTGGATAGGGTCACTCCCATGATGCAGAAAAAATTGGGACAGATTCTCCTAGTTCTTGTGAGTGCTGCAGCCGTGATTGTGAACCCCAACCCCCGCTCTGTCAGTGAAGCGGGAGTGCTGGTGACGTCAGCTGCCATCACTCTCTGGGAAAATGGTGCAAGCATGGTGTGGAACGCATCAACGACCACTGGATTGTGTCATGTGATGAGGGGTAGCTGGCTAGCTGGAATATCCATTGTGTGGACACTGATAAAGAACATCGACAAGCCAGCGTTGAAGCGAGGCAACCCCGGAGGAAGAACCTTGGGTGAACAGTGGAAAGAGCGACTCAACCAGCTGAATAAAGAAGAATTTCATCTGTACAGGAAAGAGGCCATCACAGAAGTGGATAGGACTGCAGCCCGAAAAGCCAGGAGAGAAGGAAATAAAACCAGCGGACATCCAGTCTCACGGGGCACAGCAAAGCTGAGGTGGCTAGTGGAGAGGAAGTTTGTGAACCCCATTGGAAAAGTGGTAGACTTGGGCTGCGGCCGTGGTGGATGGACATATTACGCAGCCACACTGAAACTCGTGCAGGAGGTGAAGGGGTACACAAAAGGCGGGCCAGGTCATGAGGAACCGATGTTGATGCAAAGTTATGGCTGGAACATTGTCACCATGAAGAGTGGAATCGATGTCTTTTACAGAGCATCTGAGCCATGTGACACTTTGTTTTGTGACATCGGAGAGTCATCATCCAGCCCAGAAGTCGAAGAGACGAGAACGATCAGAGTGCTAGAAATGGTTGAAGATTGGTTACACAGAGGACCACGAGAGTTCTGCATAAAGGTGCTCTGCCCATACATGCCAAAAGTCATCGAGAGAATGGAAGTTCTACAACGGCGATTCGGGGGTGGTCTGGTTAGAGTGCCTCTCTCGAGAAACTCCAACCATGAGATGTATTGGGTGAGTGGGGCCAGCGGGAACATCGTCCATGCAGTGAACATGACAAGTCAAGTGCTCATGGGGAGGATGGGAAAGACCACCTGGAAAGGACCGAAGTATGAAGAAGATGTCAATCTTGGAAGTGGGACTCGAGCTATTGGAAAACCGGCACCACACTCAAACTTTGAGAAAATAAGACAACGAGTGGAGCGGCTGCGTAAAGAGTACTCGCAGACGTGGCATGAAGACAAGGACCACCCGTACAGAACTTGGAACTACCATGGCAGTTATGAGGTTAAGCCCACTGGATCTGCAAGCTCCTTGGTCAACGGAGTGGTCAGGTTACTCTCAAAACCCTGGGACATGATCACTGGAGTCACGACAATGGCCATGACGGACACAACTCCATTTGGACAGCAGAGAGTGTTCAAGGAAAAAGTGGACACAAAGGCCCCCGAACCACCTCAAGGAGTAAAGCTAGTGCTCAATGAAACAACCAACTGGCTGTGGGCATATCTAGCTAGAGAAAAGAAGCCAAGAATGTGCTCGCGCGAGGAATTCATAAGGAAAGTCAACAGCCATGCAGCACTCGGAGCTATGTTCGAAGAACAAAACCAGTGGTCCAGTGCTAGGGAAGCAGTGGAAGATCCCAAGTTTTGGGAACTGGTAGATGAAGAAAGGAAAGCCCACTTGAGAGGAGAGTGCCACACCTGCATCTACAACATGATGGGAAAACGTGAGAAGAAGCCAGGGGAATTCGGAAAGGCAAAAGGAAGCCGAGCCATCTGGTACATGTGGCTCGGAGCCCGATTCTTGGAGTTTGAAGCCCTTGGATTTCTCAACGAAGATCACTGGATGAGCAGAGAAAACTCAGGAGGCGGGGTAGAAGGACTTGGCCTGCAGAAATTGGGCTACGTCTTGAGAGAAGTAGGAAAGAAGGCAGGAGGAAAGATATACGCTGATGACACGGCCGGTTGGGACACACGGATTACCATGGCGGATTTGGAAAATGAAGCGAAAGTGTTGGAGCTGCTTGATGGAGAACACCGGCGATTGGCACGATCAATCATCGAACTCACCTATCGGCACAAGGTCGTGAAAGTCATGAGACCAGCAGCTGAAGGGAAAACGGTGATGGACGTGATTTCCAGGGAAGACCAACGTGGAAGTGGACAGGTGGTCACATACGCGCTGAACACCTTTACAAACATCGCTGTCCAATTAGTCAGAATGATGGAAGCAGAAGGCATAGTCACACCAGACGACATTGAAGTGTTGGGGAAGAGGAAAATTCCCGCGGTTAGGACCTGGCTTTTCGAACACGCTGAAGAACGCGTTCAACGGATGGCAGTGAGTGGAGATGACTGCGTTGTAAAACCTCTGGACGACAGATTCGCCACATCATTGCACTTCCTGAATGCCATGTCAAAGGTGCGCAAAGACATTCAAGAGTGGAAACCGTCAAATGGATGGTATGACTGGCAGCAAGTCCCCTTCTGCTCCAACCACTTCCAGGAATTGGTGATGAAAGACGGAAGAACGATAGTTGTGCCATGTAGAGGACAAGATGAACTGATCGGAAGAGCCAGGATCTCACCAGGAGCTGGATGGAATGTGCGCGAAACCGCATGTCTAGCAAAAGCCTACGCTCAAATGTGGCTACTGATGTATTTCCACAGAAGAGACCTGCGGCTGATGGCAAATGCCATTTGCTCGGCAGTGCCAGTCGATTGGGTTCCAACAGGAAGAACCACATGGTCCATTCACGCAAAAGGTGAATGGATGACGACTGAAGACATGCTGGAGGTGTGGAATAGAGTCTGGATTGAAGAAAACGAATGGATGGAAGACAAGACCCCGGTGACCAGTTGGAGCGATGTCCCTTATTCAGGGAAAAGAGAAGACATCTGGTGTGGAAGTTTGATTGGCACAAGGGCTAGGGCCACCTGGGCAGAAAACATCTATTCAGCGATAAACCAAGTCAGAGCCATCATTGGAAAAGAAAAATTTGTGGATTATATGCAAACTCTAAAGAGGTATGAGGATGCCACTGTGGTGGAAGACTCGGTTTTGTGA